TTGGATTCGGCCGTGACTTCCTAGTTCAGATCCGTCGTGCGTCAGCTGCTTACCGTAGCCGTCACCGTCTAGCTGCAGACACTCGCCTAAAGGCAATTGTCCCAGCTTGGGTGTACGAAGCTATGGGTGCTGACTTGACTCTTTCGATGCCAGGCGACAACACGCTTGCTGCATCAAAGACCGAGATCGATGGCTACCTATCCAGCGTTAACGTTGACCTAGTAGCTTCACTAGACGCTACCGTCTTCGCTGCTCAGACCAATGGCGCAATGCTAGAGTTCCCTGACAGCTTCGACTGGTTCCTATTCGCTGAAGGAACATTCTTGTTCCTAGATGGTGGATCATTGGATCTCGGAATTATCCGTGACTCAAGCCTAGTTGGCACCAACAACTACAAGATGTTCGTTGAGACCTTCGAGAACGTTGCCAAGGTTGGCATCGAGTCTCTAAAGGTTACATCGACCATCTCGATCAACGGTGTTGCTGCTGCACTACGCGACACCCTTGGTGAGCTAGCTGCATCCACAATCGAGCTGTAAAAAATAACTAAATAGGGGTTGCCTCTCGAGCTTCGGCTCGGGGGGCTCCCACCCCCTAAATTTTAAACTTAAGGATTTTAAATGGCTTTCTCGAAGACTGGCGTAGTATCGGCCTCAACAATTGTGCCGTCCGCCTTTGGTCTACTCGCAGTAGTTAAGCCTGAGAATGCACCTGGTGAAGACCAGTGGATTCGTGGATTTGCTCAAGAGTATGAGACCACTGTACAAAACCTGAAGAACTGGGACAACACCGATAGCACATCTGGTTCTGTTGTCTCTGCTGGCGTTATCAACTACTACGATGACATTAAGCCATTCTTCATTGAGCTAGAGGAAACTCGCTCAGGACTAAGTTTCAATGCAATTGACCGTCTTGCTCGCCTAACCCGCCAGCTAGAGGGAATGACCCAGAAAGCTATGGAAGCAGAGCTTTGGGATGGCGTAGTTCGTAAGGGCGAAGCCCACGACAACAAGGCTCTATCCGCTACGGGCACTGCGCTTGTAAACAGCGGAACTGCTCTCAGTGCATCTTTGGCTCTAATGCAACTAGAGAACGCTATGGCTTTTATGTCTAACGCTGGAGAGCAGGGAGTCATACACATGACTCGCGATGTTGCTGCCGTCTTGAACACAAGGCTGGAGCAGAGAGACGGAATTCTGATGACCCGTGTAGGTACACCCGTCATCGTAGGTTCTGGATACTCGGGCAATGGCCCAACAGGGTCTACTGGTGCAGCTGCATCAGCTACCAACAAATGGATTTACGGCACAGGGGCTCTCAAGGTTTATCTTGGGGACGTCGACGTCGTGAACGACAATCTAGCGCAAGCTTATGATGTGTCGGGTAATGCAAATGACATGCGTATCAAAGCAATTCGCCCAGCGGCGGTCTACTTTGACACATCCATCCACCTAGCTGCCAGAGTTGATCTGTCAGTTTAACTAAGAAATAATAAGGAGAATAGCTAATGGCTACTCAAGAATATGCAGCTAGCATCCAGGGTGTGTCAGTCCGTATCACCCGTTTGGATTCTGCTGGTAACCTGCTAAACGGAGCTGGCGACAGCTATGTAACTAGCGGTTTTATGCGTGCATCTTTCACCCCAGAATATGAAGAGGGCGACGAGATCACCGAGAAGAACGCTAATGGCGTTGTTTGCGTGACCTACAAGGCACCGGACACACTAAAGCGTATCACCATGGAGCTTGCAATCTGTGAGCCAGACTCCGAGCTTTCAGCTCTGATCTCTGGTGGTTTGCTACTTCGCAAGAACGTAAACGGTACTGCCAAGTCAATCGGTTATGCTGCTCCAGGCGTCGGCGACGACCCTGCCGGTAACGGTGTAGCTATCGAGGCATGGTCCCACGCAGTTAAGGATGGCAAGAAAGCTAACGTTCTTCCATACTTCCACTGGGTGTTCCCATACGCCAAGCTACGTCTATCCGGTGACCGCGTAATCGAAAACGGCATGCTTGCCACCACTTTCGAGGGCTACGGTCTAGGAAACGCAACCTTCCAGTCTGGTCCTGATGGTCGCTGGGAGTTCCCAGTTGCTGCAGAGCGTCCATACAGCTACGCACGTGCCTCATGGGCACCTACCGGTCTGTCTGGTTTCTACACATGGGACAGCGCAACCGCTGGGTACACTGAGATCACTAACCTAGACACTAGTGCCAAGTTCAACGTCACCAAGAAGGAGATCGCAAGCAACAAGGCGGTTCTAACCCTTGAGGCTGCTCACGGATTCACAGTTGGCGAGATTGTAGTAGTTGAAGGTGTTGACTTGACCTTCAACGGTACTTACACCATCACCAACAAGACTGAGTACACAATCTCTTACGCCAAGAGCGCCGCTGACGCAGCTGCTACTAACGTAACTGCTGCAGCTGCTTTGGTCTACTCAACGCCATCCACATCTGAGACTCAGTACAACGTCCCAGGTAACATCAACTTCAACGCTGATGTAACTGTAGACAACGTACTTCGTTCAAACGAGGACTAATAACACTTAAGTAGGTAATAAACGGGCGATGCGTCACTTGGTATCATAGATACTGGATGCATTGCCCGTTTTACTTAGAAAGACATCATGGCTAGTAATTTATGGATCACAACTGAAGAGTTGGGCAATTACGGGTATACCGAGTATGCCGATGAAGCTGTTCAGGTTGCATCAAATCTACTTTGGGCCATGTCAGGTCGGAAGTATACGGGCGTAACCACAGTAACAGAAAGATACACCTGTGTCCTCAGGAACAACCGCATGGGGCCATCAGCAAAAACAAACAGCGCAGTATTGTTTGGTGGTGAGGTGTATAACATCCCACGTAGCGACTATGACGAATACTCTGAGCTCACCGCTGACGGAATGTCACCTGACTCTAGAATCAAGCTACGTGGTAGGCCGGTCACTAAGATTCATTCTATGCGTAACAGCGAAGGTGTAATCATTGACCCGAGCATGTATTACCTAGTTGACCACTCAACGATTCACGTACGCGCTGGAACCCCTTGGACTCCATGCAACACTGAGATCACATACTCTTTCGGAATTCCTGTACCTGCAGCTGGAAAAATGGCTGCGCGTAAACTTGCATTGGAGTTTGCCCGTCTATGGTCTGGCGACGAGGATTGCGAGCTACCCCAGCGAGTCACGTCTGTTGCTAGGCAAGGCGTTTCTTACACAATTATTGATAATCAAGAATTCATTGACGAACTTCGCACTGGACTCTACGAGATCGACCTCTTCCTAAAGGTTGTAAACCCAGACAACGCTCGTCGTAAGTCAAAGGTATTCTCTGTGGACGCTCCTCGTGCTCGTCGCTATAGCCCGAAGTCTACGGAACTGGCTACCAACGTAAACTACGACCTAGTAAGTTCCTTAGGGGCTAGCGTCCCGTGGAACTCAGCGGGGCTTATAGATATCAGTCCACTGTTCCCTGGACCGCAGCTAGAAGTTCGTGTGTATAACTACGGTGGTTCAAAGTCGGTAGTACTAGATTCTGCTGACATCGTTGTAGATGCTAGCGCTCAGACTGTATCTTTCACCATATCTTATGAGAAAGCATTAGCAGCTCTAGGAATGGTGGACCCAGGAACGTGGACCCTTTGGTCAACGGCTTCAGGGTTAGAAGAACTTGCCTCTGGAAATCTCCAGATCAAGATGTACTAGGAAAGAAGGAAGACATGTCAGCACAAACTAACTTCCGCGCAAGCGATATGCTTGGCGTTGCGAAGCCAGTAAAAAAGGTAGAACCAAAGGTAGCACCAAAGGCAGCTAAGAAGTATGTAGAGCCTACTCCAACCCCTGAGCCAGTAGTGGTAGAATCAGTTGTTACTGAGGAAACTGTTGCAGAAGCACCAGCTGAGGACACCTCAACCGAGGATTAATAATGTATATTGACCAGTCAGGAGCTTCCGAGGGAGCCCTTAATCTAAAAAACATGTTGGACGGAATCGTCCCTCGGATTGAGGCAGCTTTCGCAGAATACAGTGTCGAACTGCCTAATCGCCGTTATTGGACGATGGGGCAGCCAGCCATTGATTGCGATCAGCTTGTTGTCTATTTTATAGAAGCATTTCTCGGAACCCCTGGCGAGGAAATTGGGCAGCCCCAAAGATGCTACGTACCTCGTAGTGCCACGATTGGGATTTCAATTGCTCGCGAAGTACCAACTGTTGGCGTAAACGGCAGAGCACCATCCCCTGAAAAGATTCAAGAGTACTCAGGCAAGTCAGCAATTGACGCTTGGGTTCTTCTAGAGTCTGCAAGAAAGTTTGACATGTGGGATGAGTCTGGCGGGTACGGCCCCGGAGTAGTAGTTAGCTTAGAAGTTTCTCCGCCAGAGGGCGGCTTCCAACTAGTCAACATGACGTTGACAATGGTTATCCCTTAGGATTAAATTATGGCACTAGGTCTTCCCGATTCCTGGGCAACGTACGGACTTAAAAAAGCTTACAAAGGCTCGATAGCTAGAGGCCGAGGTGGCGGAGGCTTTGGCGGGCTAAGCACTGTCTACACTATTAAAAGTGTTCGCGTGTATCGCGGAGCATTGAACAAATTCTTAAACACTCCCGCTGGACCTCTTTGGGGTCAGGTAGAGAAGCGTGCCCGTGTAGCCACAGCTAAAGCTAGACGAGACGTGGGCTTCAAGACGGGTGCACTTAGATCTTCCATATACATGCGTCACTTGGGTAACTCCACTGGCCAATATGTCACAATCGGGTCAAATAAAAGCTACGCGTTCAACCACCACCAGGGAACCAGGCCTCACGTTATTGTGCCAAACAAACCAGGTGGTAACTTAGTCTTTGCCAAGCGTGGAAAGATCATCTTTGCAAAGAGCGTTTTCCATCCAGGGACTAGGCCAAATAAGTTTTTATCCAAGCAGCTAACCGGTTTCGTCCGTCCAAGAATAGTTATTGCCTGATTAGGGTAGAATGGTGGTAGGCATTCACTTGCCTACTATCATAAATGACTGAAGAAAAGAGATGTAACGATGGCTGAAATTAAAGATTTTGGTAACAACTTTGTAGTAGATAGAGAAGCCCCCAAGTTCAAGCTACACAATGAAGAATTCGAATGCGTAAAATCCATTCAGGGTAAAGTCCTGCTAAACCTAACAACTCAGGTAGCAAGCGACGATCCTGCCAAGCAGGCAGCGATGATCACCGATTTCTTCAACTACGTTTTGACGGATGAAAGCTACGTAAGATTCGATGCTCTACTTGAGAGCAAGGATCGTATTGTGCCCGTAGAAGCGCTTGGAGAGATTGTTGGCTGGATTACAGAGCAACTGACGGCCCGCCCGGAAGCGCAGCCAGAGGCCTCCTAACCTGGGCAGTTGACCTCTGGCCTTACGTAAACGGAAAAGCCCTAACTATGAAATTAGATCTCAAGGAAATGGAAGCGTCAGAGATGATTGACGTTATCCACTACTTCTTTGAGGAGGACGCTCACTACCAAAGTGGGGAAGAAGTCGAGTCAGTATCTAAGATGCGTACTCACCTCTACTCCCTCTACGGACAAGAGTATAAGTACGCGGTTAAAGGTAGCAGCTCTGCAGCTTCTGGCGCTCGCCAGTATGTCAATGAGCACGAGGACTTGGGGTTTGATGACCCTCTAACAAGTACCCGCGTGAGCAAGGGGTTCGTCCCGGCAACAGATGTCAAGGGCGAATCACCAGCACCATTTGGTGCACTACTAGATCCACCTATCGGCGGATAGAGCAAAAGGACAAGTTATGGCAGTTGTAGGTAGCGCATCAGTAGTCGTGCGCTTTATAACCGCTGGCGCTGCATCGCAGTTAAAGAGAGACCTAACCGGACTCAGCACCGCTTCACGAAGCGCTGGTGGGTCGGTAGGTCAATCTTTTATGCAGGGGTTTACTGCAGGAACTGACCAAGGAATCTTTAAAAGACTGGGCAATGGCTTTAAGTCTATCGAAGGTCCTGCAACTGCAGCTAGAGAGAGACTACAAAGCTTAATTCGTATTGGTAACTTTGTGGGCCCAGCGCTTATCGGCGTTGTCGGTGCGGTGGGTGCTCTCGGTGGTTCACTAATAACTCTAGTAGGTGTTCTCAGTGCGGCAGTTCCAGCACTAGCGGCTGTTGGTGGTGGGTTTGTAACCCTTGGTATTGCAGCCATTGGCGCAAAGATCGGTCTAAGTGGCGTGGGGGCTGCGGTAGCTGCTTCCACTAAGCAGAACTCTGCTTTAGGTAAATCTATTGCCACAATCAGAGAAGAACTCCAACAACTAAAATTTGACTCCGAAGGTGCTGCAAACGGTGAGAGACGTGCTGCTCTTAACCTTGAGAAAGCCCGTGA